GGGTAATACCCGAAGCTATCAGCGGAGAAAAGGACGCTATGATGGATGAGGAGTTTGAGTTAACTCCAATGGTAGAGGCAGTAACAGATGAGGAAGGCAACGTAGTAACCGAAGCAGTCGAGGCAGTAATGGAGACACGATCCGTTCCCGATTATCAAGGTATAGATCAAAGCAAAATAGTGCCTTTGTTAACCGCTGCAATTCAAGAACAACAAACCATAATAGGTGATTTAAAAGCAAGAATTGAAACACTAGAAGGGTAAGCATTACCTACATTATTAAACAAGAGTAAAGAAAATTAAAATATGTTTACAAATAAAAAGTCTTATGTATAAAAAAAGTAAAACATGAAACAAATAGAACCAATAGACGTATGGCAGAATGGAACAACCAAAACTGCCGTTAAATTACAAGCACAAGGAACAAGCGTAACCTTGGGACAAGCAGCCTCTTTTTATTGGCAACTTTTAACCGAAGAAGGTTATCAAGTGGCAAACGGTAATCTCGGAATAAGTAGTGAGCAATACGAGGCATGGGGTGCTGATGATGACTACGTTTACGATATTATCGCAGAGGATTTAAATCTAGTTATTGTTGGTGATTGGGTTGATCCATCGGTAGAGGCTAGTGGAGACGCATCAGCATAATATTATTTATCTTTGAATATTATTAATTAAAACAAATACAGAATGTTTGAAAACAAAACAATTACGTTTAAAAAAGCGGAAGATTACCATAGAGGTTTGATTATGCTAACGAATGCAGTAGAAGGCTCAGAAGAAGGTGTAGGATTTGAATTAACATACCTATTGAGTCAAGCACTAAAGAAGATTGAATCTCAAGTTGAATCAATCAATAAGGCTAGGACTAAATTGTATGAGGTTTACGGGACTTTAGATGATAAAGGCGTACTTACACCATTCGATGAGAAACAAGACATTGTAGAGCCTTTAAATAAGGATTTGGAGAAGTTCTTTGCTAAGTCAGATGACTTTACCTTAATTAAGGACAAAATTAAAATAAAGGATATAAAACATCTTAAAGTAAAGCCAAGTTTCTTGATTTTATTTGATGAATATCTTGAAGGCTTAGAAGAATATGAATGATAGTACAAAAGATGTAAGGGCATATATTTACGGGTTATTAGATGGTAATATCACATTTGATGCTAGTGGAGTCCCCGTGGTGGCTAAAGCTACTGATGAGACTACATATCCCTTCATTGTTGTACAAGCAACGGGATTGGTTGACGATCCTTTAAAAGATAGATTCGGGGGTGTGTATGAGGTACAAGTCCAAGTACACACCAAATACCCGTTAAACTACGGAGGGCAAGATGATTGTGATGATATATCCAATTTAATACTCCAGCAAATAAGAGGAAGGAATCCTACATCAGACTTTGGTACTGACACAATGTTTATATTTAAACAGACCAACCAAAGGTATTTAGATGATGATAATGGTCAGTATGAATACTTTACTAAAATATTAGTGTTTGAGGCAAATGTGTTAAGTAATGCTTAATGGAAGTTTATTTGTTTTATATCTTGATAACGATCAACTTTTACTATCAAAATCTAATAATATTTCATTTAATGGTGAAACAAATGATATATCTACTAAAATACCAATTATAATCTCATTCGATAATAGTTCTTATTGGGAATCAACTAACATAAATTGGGAATCTGCCGATTTTACTTGGGATCAGACTTTATATCAAACCTCTCATTCGGGATGGAAAGAGGTTATGATGGGAATGAGGTCGGGTAGTTTTTCGGCTGAAGGATTATTGGAGGTTAGGTCAAGCGCTGATGGTCTTTTTTGGCAGCAAATGGATTATAATTGGAATTCTTATGAGGTTAATTGGGATGATGCACCAAAGAGAGCAAGTGTTTCATCTGTCTTAGATCAATATTTAATACAAGGAACAAAATTAAAGTTTGATTTAATGAGTGATGGAATTGCTTATTTTAGTGGAGATTGCTATGTTAATCAATATGAGGTTGTAGCAAATAATGAAGATGTTGTTTCTTATAACGCAGATTTTAACATTACGGGGGTTACTGAGTGATAATATTCTTTTTTTTATTTATCTTTGAGTAAAATATTAGAAAATGAGTGTAATCAACGGAACTGAACTAACCCTATACGTACCCAACAACGATGCATCAGCAACCGCGGATACGTGGATAGCTATAGCATTATCAAAGTCTTCAAGTTTATCTATTTCGGGAGAAAACCCCGATATATCTACAAAGTCAAGTGCTGGATGGAGCGAGGTAATTGGTGGTCAGAAAAGTTGGAGTATAGATTTTGAAAGTATGGTTGATCTTTCACTTACTTCTGAAGCATCGGGAGTTGATCAGACCAACACGGGTATACTTACTTTGTGGACATATTTTTCTCAAAGAGCAAAACTAAAGGTAGCTTGGGGACAAGGAGGTAACTTTTGGTATGGTTTTGCATACATAAGTTCTTTAGACCAAAGTGCAGAAGTAGAACAACCCGTTAGTTTTAGCGGTAATTTGGTTGGAAGTGGAGTACTAGATTTAGGAACTTCAAGTCCTCCCAATCATGTAACCCCTTAATTATATTAATTAAACAATAATTTTATGGCAACAAACAAACACAAAGGCACTTGTCTCATTGAGATGGGTGGAAAAAACAGAGGACTAGTCTTCAACATGAATACTTATGCAATTTTTTGTGAAGGCATGGATGTTGAGTTATCTCAAATGGAAGAGGCTTTTAATGGCAAAAAACAAGCTAAAGCATTCTGTTGGTTATTGTATGCTGGATGTGTAGCTTACGATGAGAAAAGGGGTGAGTCTATAGATTATAGTATTCATGATTTTTATGATTGGGCAATGGATATATCAGAGGATGATTCCACAAAGGTCATGAATACAATGGTGGGTTCTAGAGACTTGAAAAACGACAAGAACAACGGATTATCTAGAAATGTTGTAGAATCCAACAAAAGCGATTCAAAAAAAAATTAGTTACATGGGATGACATACTAGACCAAGCAATTGGAACTCTAGGAATATCTCCCGACATCTTTTGGAACATGACTTGGTCAGACTTTTTAAGGTCTATTGAGTCATGGGTTCATAATCACAATCAGCATTGGGATAGGACAAGGTACTTAGCTACTTTGACTATCAATTGCTCTTTTGGTAATAAGAAAAGAATATCGCCAAAAGACCTATTTAAACTTCCTCACGATAATGCTGATGAAAGGAAAACCCCACTACCTACTCATGAAGAGATAAAATCCGTTCTTGGCAAAGCCGTGAAATTACCTATATAATATTAGTTAAATTTGTGTTATGGCATTAGGAGATAATAAATTATCAGTTTTCGTTTCACTCAGAACAGAGCAATTTCAAAAGGGAATGAAGAGGGTTCAGTCGGGTTTTAAAACGCTGAACAGAACTATAGGTGCTTTTTCAACTCTTCTTGTTGGTCAGCAAATATTTCAACTAGGAAAGCAATTCGCAGATGCTGCTGGAGAGATGGAAACGGTTAGCCGTAGTTTTGCTAGGTCTTTTGCTGGAATTTCTGATTCTGCTGAGAAAGACTTAAATAAATTAGCTGAATCATTAGATAGAAATGAAACACAACTAAAAAAAGGAGCCGTTTCTTTTAATGCGTTCTTTAGTGGATTAGGTTTTGTAAGTAAAGAGGCTGCTGATATGTCTGTTAAAATGCAGACATTGTCTTTAGATTTAGCCTCGTTTTTTGGTATAGCAGATTCAAATGCACAAAAAAGATTTCTATCGGCATTAGCTGGTTCACCCGAAGTATTAGATCAGTTTGGTATTAACTTAAAGCAATCCGCATTACAATTAGAGTTGTATCGAATGGGTTTAACCTCAACCGTACAAAACACTAACGAGGTAATAAAAACACAAGCAAGGCTTAATATTATAATGAGAGCAATGACCGATGCTGGTATTGTTGGTGATGCTGAAAGAAATTTAAACACATATCAAGGAACACTAAAAAGATTTAATTCTAGTTGGGTTACTTTTTCCGAGAATATGGGTCAGTTGGTTTTACCAGCGATTAACTTCGTTATGGAGGGTACCAATAAATTATTTAAGGTTATCGATAGGTTTTCGGATTTATTTTCTGAAGGAGATACGGCAGATGCTGAAGAAAGATTAGAGAGGCTAAGAACTGCGGTAGAAAAAGTAAGAAAAGAATTAACTAGTACGGATATTTCTAAAGCAATGGAAGTCGATCAATCAAAATCGCCAACCAAACCAAAGGCAGAGTTAATAGCCAAATCTGATAATGTTCCCGAAGAACAATTGAGAATACTTGGAGAAACAAGGTTTAAGAGATTAGTTGCAATTAATCAAGTACTCAAAGAACAACAACTAATACTAAAAGAGAATGGACTAGTTGGTAACGATAATGCATTTACAGAAGAACGGATTAAGAACTTACAAAATCAAAAAAGAGGAATATTAGTTGCGGTATCTGACCAATTAAAAGAAGAAGAAAGATTAAGAAATAGCACCGTACAAAGCCTTCAAGGTCAAATTAGTGATTATAAGACTATAATTAGCTCACAGTCAGAGTTAGAGGATTTGAGTAAGCTAACTAGAGATGAATTAATTGAGCAATTTCAGATATTAGCTCAGTCAATACCATTAAAGCAAAAGATAGTTGATCTTACAAAAGAAGGTCAAGTAGAACTAGATGTTCAAATAAAAAAATATAATGAAATATACAGATTACTAGACCAAGTACCTTTAGCGCCAATCATAACTCCAAAATTTGATTTTTCTGATATATCGGGAAAAGAATTAGATTTATCATCGGGTCACATGATTTCTGATACTGAATCAGCAGACAACGTGGGAGTACTTATGGGTCAAGGTACGGTATCTCAACAAGAGACGGCTATCCAAGAAATGGTAGCAAGAAATACTGCTGGATTAAGTCAAATTGTTAATTCATCTGCTGAAATATTAAATGCTGGAAAAGCTAAAGTAAAAGAAGACCTTTTGTTATGGATTGATGTCTTAAGACCAATGACAGATGCGGTAGCACAAATTTGGTCACAAATATTAACTCCTCCCGATGATACTATTAGTAATGAGGAGCAA